ACTCGCCTTCAATGGGATCGTATTGTATCTCACCTGATCGACGATTTCCACATGGGTGGTCACACCGTTGCGAACGCAATACGCATCATTCACATATGCCGGGCGGTCTGTGTTGACAACTCCCCCTGGCCCGTACGTATATGTAGCCAACCCGGGGGTTGTAGTGAACTCATCATTACTGGTGCCATACACTGCCAACGTCTGAATGGACCAGCCATCAACCATCTCATTCAATGTCTGCAGAGCGTCATTCGCCGATTGTGCATCAGGCGTTTCACCGGCAGCGAGTGCGTTGATCAAATACATAGACCTGCGAATCAGGTCCAATGCCGATATGACCGGCGCTGGCTGTGTGAGGACAACTATGGTCACGCGATTGCTCCCTTGATGACCGCAAACTGCAGTACCACGGCTTCGCTCAAGGGGCCTGCCGAGTTGTTTTTCATGCTGATGCTGACCGATCCAGCAGCGGAAATGACAGGCCATGCGTCATAATTCCCGCCAGCGAAATTGGCATTGACCACCAATATATCGTTCGCCGCGATGGCCGAATTTGTCAGCACGAATGTAACAATCGCACCGGCAGCTAAAGCTGCATTGTTCATGGTGATCTGCCCGGTTGGCTTGTTCAGCGTGACCCCGGTAGATTTGCTCGTGATCTGGGCGACCGTGCCGCCAGTTCCGACACCATACCCAGGCACAGCGGGATCACCCAACAAGATATCTGGGTATGTCAGGGTAGCCCCGCCTGCAATATTAACCACAAGTGTGTAGTGACCAGATGCGGCGTAGAAAGCAAACCGGCCATTGGCGTCTGTGGTGAGAGGATTCGCGGCCAACGTGACACCGTTATCCGAGTAGATTGTCGCGGCAGTGCCTGATGGGTAATTTTGAACAGTTACAGTCGCTCCGACCGCCACATCACCATTGGTGCGAAGTACAACATCTTGATATTTTTGCATGGTGATTTGTGAGTGGGTTCTACGGGGCGCTCTGGAGGGTCTGGGCCATAGGTATAGCGGGTGACCGAGCAGAGCGCTCGAGAGATACTACTCGACTACTGCGTCGGGCGCATCAGGGTCGATGACGCTATCGATCCAGTCATCACCGAGTGCGTCTTCTTCGGCTTGTGAATTGACGACTTGATACTCAGTGGCTTTCCCCAGCTTGTACAGCATTTTGGGGAATTCTTGAAAGTTCGCGGGGTTGCCCATATTGCTCTCCAAAAGAACGACCCCGAAGGGTCAAGAAGGCCCAGAAGGGCTTAGGACGGCACCGACAGGAGGCCGACAGGGGGGATGATCGCCCAATCCACGACTGTGGCAGCGGTGGCTGCAGCGGTACCGTAAATTGTGAACGAACCAGCTGCGGGAACCACACGTTCAACTCGCAGGAAGGTGCCGTCTGCGGCAGCTTGTGCGACCACCGCAAAAATAATCGACTGGACCGTGACATTCGGATTGGTCACAACCAACGAAGCGGCAGCAGCAGCGACCGTCACCGACCCCGACAATGCCGTAGTGGTCACAGGGCCAGAAGTTGCCGGGCCGGCGTTTGTAGTGGCTTGGTTCGCAGCGATCAAAGCATCTTCGGTCGATTTCGGCAACTCAACAATGGTACCGGCAAGATAGCCTGCGTACGATCGCGACAGCAAGACGTAACCCGCCTGCTTCAAGCGCATCGCGCCCAATTTGATCGCGGGAGCCTTGATGGTAGCAATCACATCTTTGACGAACTCCTTGGTGTGGTGTACGATCAAAGGCGACAGGAAGAGCACTGCCAGTGCCAGCATTGTGATGACGATAGGGAGAATGTGTTTCATGATTTTTCCAAAAGAGTTGAAAAGAGGCAGGGCCTTTCGGCCCCACCAGTTCTTACAGCGCGTAACCGCAACTGAGTTCGGGATACGGTGAAGCCCAACCGTAAAGCACGTCGATACGCATGATGGAAACGTCACCCATACCGTCATAGAACTCCGTTACTTTCAGACGGAAGCCCTTGTACTCGGTTTGTGACACATCGACCACGCCCTTGCCACCAGCTGGAGCCCACATCGGGACCATTGCCAACGTGAACGCATCCTTATGGAACGCGGGGTTGAAGGTGTAGGAACCGGATGCGGTACCGAAAATGGTGATGGCGGCGCCGTTGGCGGGGCTGGCTGTCACATTCTGGAAGGCACCGGTCACCACGATGGCGGGGCTGATGAGCAAAGCAACCGCACCGTTAGCTGCGTCAGCAGTAACGGTGAACTGGGCCAGCGTACCGGTGGACTGGCGAGATTGCGGATTGACCGCAAACACACCAGCGAAGGTCACCTTGGTACCACGGGTAACGGTGCCGTTCAAAGCAGCTGTTGTGATGCTCGAGCCAACTTGGTTCGCACCGGACACGGTATTGGTACCGACCACAGCATTGCCGTTCGTGTGGGTCTGGACGTTCTGGTCCATGGCGTAAGCCAAGCCCAGAGAATCGACCATCATGCCCTGGCGCATTTGTTTGTCCAAGATGGCTTGGCTATTGAACATACCGGCCATACCAACCACCATCGGTGCATTCAACGCTGGTGACAGGATCAAACCACGACGCTTATCGCGAGGGGCACCCATTTCATCCAGACGCTGATTCAGACCGGTGATGGCCTGTAGAGCGAGCAGCTGGGTGTTGGGGGCTGTGCCGGGGGTACCGATCACATTGTTGGACTGCAAGCGAGCCATGTCCAAACCACGACGATCGATCTCATTGGCTACCGTCGCCATCGCAGCTTGGATTTTGTCTTCCAACTTGGTCAGGGTCAGAGTACGCTCATTCGCGGTGAACTGCAGATCACAACCACCTTGCGACAAAGTCAGTGGGATTGTGGTTTCTGTGGTGCCTTGCGGAACAGCAATGCGGCCATCACGGTATTGGTAACGTGGGGGACGTTTGATGTTGATGGTAGCGCCGGGAGCATAACCACGAGTCATATTGCTCGTGAATTCATCTTCCCAGTCACGGTTGACCATGCTCGAAAAGGAGAGCATGTTTTCCAGGATCGCCACCGCTTCTTTAGCGACGACACTGGTGGTTGCGAATACATTTGCCATTTTGGGTTCCTAAAGGAGGTTGTTACCTCGCCCAGCTCGCACCTTGGGCTTTGCGGGCCTTCACGTAATCTTCCATTGGCATTTCACCTAATGTAGGAGTCGTGGACCGACCTTGACCAATAGCGCGGGCAGGGGGAGGCGCTTTGGATGTTTTCACATCCGGTTTTACTTCGGCACTCACAACATCAGGTTTCGACAGGCTCGCTTCGAGTTTCCCCAGCTCGATGGCAACTTTGGCGGGAGTCATCCCGTTAATTTTATCCAACTTATCTGGGTTCTGCGCAAGGTGGTAGGCGATTTTGGCTCCAGCATCAGACTCCAACAGAAGATCCGCGACGTGATTCGCCACAGCAATATCCGCATTGTTCATGACTTGGTCGAAATCCGGGGTATCAGCACGTGCCGCCTCTAACTTCCCTTGCCACAACTGGGCACGGTCAGTTACCTGCTTGACATGCGTATGTTCCGCGTCTTTCTTTGCCAACTTCTCCTCGACCTTGTAGTCGGTCAAAGCTTCGATGTACTCTTCCTGAGTCTTGAATGCAGTTGGATCAGGCGGTTGCGAACCGGCGGAGGGTTGGGCCGGATTTTGCGCTTGGCTCGTGCCACCTGCTCTTGCTTTCCAATACTCTGCCTCGCGCTCTGCCTCGCGGCGTGAACGAGTCAACTCATCGATACGATGCTGGACGCCACGATAGCGACCTTTCTCATCACGGGGAGCATCATCATCATCATCATCACTTGCGGGATCGGCGACGGGGTCAGGTGTCTTTGCGACATCCTTGGGAACCACATCTGTGACATCATCTTTCGGTTGCTCGGATAAGTTTGTCTGAGCTGGTCCGACGACGACCTCTACAGGGCCTTGAGGCGCTGCATCAGGGGTGGGACTTGAGGGGGTGTTATCTACAGCACTCATTGAGTGAACTCCGGCCCTGTGTTATCGCTCACAAGTATAGCTGTACCTAAATGCGCATCACCCCCAACAAGGTCCTTTGGAGTGCGATATTGATTCATGGGAACGAGTATACACCACACGGGCGTTCGTGTCAATCCCCCCGAAGGGGGCATTCACCTATTACATTCCCTGTGGGAAATCCTGCGGAGGCTGTTGTTGAGGAACTTGGGGGACAGGTGGTGCATCCATTCCTTGTCCATCTGAACCAAGATCTTCCTGAACGGCTGTCGCAAGCTCTGGGGGCACGGGCAGTTTTGCAATAAGAAGTTTGACCAGCCCTGACAGCTCTTCGACATCCTTGCGTCCCTCAGCATTGATGTGCGCTGCATCGATTGTAGCTTGCGCTTTAATCTTTTCTTTCTCAATGTTGGCGGTGTTTTTGTCCGCCTCTTCTGTGAGCTGTTTGACCTGCTCAGTGAGCTGCTGGATTTGCTGCTGAGCCTCAGGCGGGATCTGGGGTTTTGCTTCTGGATCATCTGGGTCATTCTTGATGTTGTCAGGAATAGTGCGCTCGATGCGTTCCGCAATCTCTTCTGATCCAGGCCAGTTCATGGCCTTGACCACCTTATCTCCAGCGATATCCATCAGTTTGGGCCAGCTCTGACCAAATTGGACCATTGCGTCTGCTGCTTCTGCCCGCATAGTGGCATAAGAGGGACCAACCGACACCGCGACGTCATACTCTCCAGCAGTGACATCATTGACAAATTTCTGTGCGGCTTCATCCCACTTATTGATTTGAGCATGTTCAGAGGTACCATCTTCACCCCGGGTCTGTACAACGCGCTGGGCATCGTAATATTTGGGGACCATATATACCAGAACTTTACCGGCATGCCTGAGTGTGATATTCAGATTATCGGTATAATGGAAATTGGCCACATTGCCTTGGCGCTGCTGTGCCATTTCCTGCTTACCGCTCGTGGCGTTCCCCGCCGCGCCTAAAGAGCTGTCGAACAACCCAGTAGTGCCCTTCACATTGTCGGAGGCATGGTTGGCCATAGCCAGCACACCAACGGGGACATCTACCATTGGCTGACGGCTCGGCGGAGGAGCCATCTGGCCCTCAACAGTGACCGGCTTATATTCCAAATACGGATAACTGCGGTTGTTGGCCTGCTTCCACTTGTTCTCATGGCCTTCGAATTGACCTTCGGCACCGATATACGGGGTCTTAGGACGTAGTGATACCTCTTCGGTGGCCGAAGTCATCCAGAAGTTGTACATCATCGCCGGATCTTTGGCGTTGCGGATCAAACCGGCACGATAAACTTTGCCGTCAATATCGATCTCAGTACCATATACCGGGAACACTGGAATCCACTTGGAAAGAATCTCGACCTCTTCAAGGACTTCCAAAGGCGTAATCAGACGCCACATGACCTTCTTGCGGACACTTTCCCGAGTCTGCTTAGGTTTTGCACCATCTTTCGGGGCATCCCAAGATATTGTACCATCCTCGTACATATATAGGGTGGCCGACTCCATTTCTATCTTATAGTACTCGGCAATCCGAACCATATCCTCCCACATCCAGTTTTGATTATTCCCACTGCCAACCTGTTGGGTATCAAACCCCTGGAGGGTGATCTCAGCGTCTGGATATCTGGCCTTGAACTCGGCCTGAGGCATTTTCTCGGTGAGAATACACCACTGTTGGTCCGAACCGTCTGGTTCGACACTCGCAGGGTCCATGCTTACTGTGAAGGAATTCCGGATACGTTTGAACTTCAAGACCTGATTGAAAGAATTCTCAGATTCATATTCTGTGACTATTCGGAAATACCCGAACCCAATCGAAGCAGCAGAATTGACCGCTGTGTTATACGCGGTATTGGCAGCGGAGTCGTACTCGATATGGCGAATCATGCCTTGGATGATTTCGGCGACTTTTGGATCGGCGTCTTCCGAAACCGGAGACACCTTGATACTTGCCTGATTCTGCCGCTGGTCATTGGTGACCTGCTGGAGGAATGTTGGGAGCTTGTTGATGGTTAAACAAGGCCGACCCTCAGACTCCCGTTGTCGACGTTGTCTCTCGGGCCATTGTTCACCCTTCAAGAATTTCAGATCATCCAGAGCCATCGCCCGGGTGTCTCCTTCGGCAGTTTCAGACATCTGGAACCGCTTCTTGACCTCACTGAGGATGTCTGAGTCCTCTTGAGACACACCCTTCTTTTTCTGGGTTGTCATCGGGCTGTTTTCGGGTTTTCCCTCTACATTCATGATGTTTTCCTAAATGTCGCCAAAGCGATCTCGTTGACTTTGAATGCTCCCGGAGTCGAATGAGGCATTCTCGCCATCATCAACTTGGGCCGGGCCTGAATCGATTGGAATCCGAAAGTACTGTAAAAGTCCACCAACTGGTCTTGGGACATCTTCGGACCTTCTCCGAATGGCTCGGGAAACAACACCAACAGCATGTTATGTTTGTCGGCCTCTTCCGTGACCTGCCGGACCAACTCAGTGGCCATCCCGGTGCGACGAAGGTTCTCAGGGACATCCAAAGAAACCAGCTCGCGGCATTTCGCACGCAACTGGTTGGGTACCCCCATACATATGGTGATCTTGCAGCTTGCGTTCTTGTAGTGCCGAACGCCGGTTTCCATCTTTGTGATAACCATTTTATCCCATCCAATCCATTGATTCAGCTTCAATCTCGTCGTCAGCCGGGTCTTTGGCCTTCATCGCACCCTTGACGATACCCGGGAATAATTCAGCCAGTGCCCAGAATAATGCATCGGCCCTATTCGGAGAACCCGTGCCCACGTACCCGTGCGTGGAGAAGTGGGTCATCTCCTCTTCAAGATCCGGGAAATCCCCTACGTGACATACCTTACCACTCTCATATAATGCCGAGAACGGTTCTGCACGTACTGCTTTACCGCGACTGGCTGTGACACACTTGAACGGGGTCCGTGGACGTTGTGTTTGGATCACAAAATTCACCATGGCCCCGCCGTAATTGGTCTCACCCACCACAACATCGGCTTCATGACGGTCATAAGCGGTCACGGCAACCGTGCCCCATGTCTTGGGACCGGCTTTTACGGTGCAGTCTTCAAGTATATATGCCTTGCCGTCTGTTCCGAGCCCGGCAACAATAATTCCAATGGCGTCATTGTCGGCATTGTCACTATCTTCGGCCCCAGACGGGTCAACGGCGACGGCAACCCGGACAAAGTCGGGTATCTTTCCGTCAATAACGCGCCAACTATCGATAATCTCGTCTGTGAACAAGGCATTGGGTGTGGCATCTGCAAATTCTCCCAGCAAGAAGCGCTTCTTCAACCGTGGACTGAGCGCGTTCAGGGTGTTCAGGTAGGTACTGCTCAGATTCTCGACATTGTCTTCTGGATTCATCTTGCAGAAGGCGTAGTCATCCGGGTTCGGCAATGGTTGTTTTGTGTCTGGGTCCACCTGTTGGATGAACATCTTATATGACCAGTGCATCTTATTGGTCGGGTTGCAATCGTAGAACATACGTGGTTGTAAGTATCCGGACTTATCAGCAAGTAATGCCAACTGAGCCAAACGAGTTGCCGCCATCATCCGTGCCTCATTGGTGATTTGCGAGCACTCGTTCAAGTACATCGTGGCGTACTCTTGCCCGAGAATCTTTTCTGTCCGTGCCTTGTCATCCAACCCGCCGAACCAAACTTGGCTCATATTTGGCAGTGTCGCATACCAGTCTGTTTTGTCCATCGTGTGTTCCACTTCAGGAAAACACAACGACATCACCTTTGGAAATGTGTCCAGGATCACCGATGCTTTGATGTGGTTGAAGCGGAACCGTAAAATAGCGTGGCGAGAATTCGGTGCTTTCAACGCCCGCATCACCACATTACGTACATGAAGGAACGTCTTACCTGACCGACTGCCCCCATAAAGCATCCCGTGCGTAGCACTACCTGCCAGAATGGCTTGCGCCTCCAGCTGCTTTAGGGTGAGCTTAAATGTCATCGACGAAAAACAAAAGGATTGGGATGACTGCTAGCCCGACCAAAAATCCAACAATAGCGCTGATAATCATATTGTTACGTCATGAGCTGACGCCATATTAATTTGGATGTTCACAGTTCCAGGAGTTTTGTTCCTGTTACCGAGTTCGTGACGCTGGTAAATCCCAACTGCCTCGCCGCGATTTACCTCAGCCGCAAGAGCTACCTTCAACTGACCGGTTGCCTTCGCGAGATCACGTATATCTGCAAGCTCGTGCAAATGCGCGCCTATTGATATCAAAGAGGCATCCTGGATCTTGTCCGACAGCTCCTTGATTTTCAGAGCGACTTGCGGACGGCAGAGCATATCCTTACCACGAGCAATCGGGAATTGGATGTCAGGACCGAACGCCATTTTATAGGCTGCCCCGATATTACCACCGCACTCCATGACCGCCAGCGCAAACGTGGCCTCGTCTTGATCGCACTCTTGAATCACAGACGTGATATTTTCGTCAGCGGGGTTGATTAATTCGGACATAGGTACGAGTGTATCACGTACGCGAACACGAGTCAACCCCCTATTCATTAGTTATTCGCGGTGTGGGGTATATATCGGCTTTGATACGTATATCCGCGCGGAAAACGCGGAGCATGGACCACAACAAGGGACATACCCCACGGCGGTTAGGGCTCAAGAGGCCCGGCCAAGCAGGGGGTGGTATTTCGCGCGCTTCGGGGGCCCCGGGGTGGGGGTTCGGAAATTACTTGGCCATGGCCCTTCAGCCGATGTTAGTGAGCACTGACTGCGTATCTGACCGTTGTTCCGACACCACACATGGACCGGGGATGAATGATCAAGGGACCCACCGTTGTTCCGACACCACACATGGTGGGGATACCCCCCCCCCTCCACCCCACTCCACCCCACTCCACCCCTCTCCGATGAGGTCCGGTGTGCGTACGTCATCATGCTGCAGTGCAGCAAAAACCCTCAGCTCTGTCGAACCTCTCAGATATAGGAGGGGTAGGAGTGGGGTGGAGTGTCGACCGGGAGACCATATGGAGGGGATATAGAGGGGGATACCCTATACCTGGAGTGGGTCAGCCACTTAGAGCCTAGCAAGACTCGTGCCAGGTCGAGCCGACTTGCCGACCGTCCCCGGGCCGCCAGGGCCGGGTTTCCCCCTAATGCACCCCGGTCCCCGCTCCATCATGCACCAAAATGGTGCGTTCTTCCTTGGTACCTCCCTTGCACTCTGCTGATGTGCCCGGTACGTTAGTAGCCCAGCGCCTTCGCCCCGTCTTCCTTGGCCTCCGAGATACCTCTTTCGATCTGGCACGCTTCTTGCCAGCGACCCCCCTCTCCTGGTCTGCTCTTTGAGCCGACGAGCGGTAGTCCTTGTCCGACGAGCGGTATTGTCAACATGCTTCGGCCATGTTATAATAAAGGTATGGATCGAGGCAAAGGGCTTCGGTCCTCCATAGCGAATAGAGGCCCATCATGACCAAGACACCAAAAGCCGACAAAGCCCAAGAGGCGTTAACCGCCATGCTTGCCGCCCGTGAAACCTTCTGGCTTGCCCTTAAACAGGCTGGCGAAGCCGCAGAAGAGGCAGCCGAGGAGGCCCAAGATCAAGAAAACGACGAAGCCGCAGACCGCTGGACCGAGGTGAACGAAGCAGCGGAAGAAGCCATGTGCGAATACTGGGAAATTTACGGTGGTGGCTCCGTCTGGGGCTAAGGACTCGGCCAGTGACAACTCCTGTTCACACGGGTGGTTGTCGCGGGAATCGTCCCGACATAGCCAAAAGGAAACGATCATGACTAAGCCAGCAAAAACCCTTACAGAAAAGAACCCGTCAGCTCCACGTACGCGCAGGACCCCAAAAGCGATGGCCGAAACCGCGTCTGCAGCCCTCAGGGCGGTGAAGCTTCCTTCAAAGAAGCAGCTCGACGAAGAACAGGCGGCAGCCCAAGCCGAGGAGGCCGCAAATCTGGTACGTGAAGCGGCAGAGCTTGCGGATGAGGCCCCGATTCTCGACGGATACCAAGGCCCGATGCTCGCGCTACGCGATCGCACGAAGCGTGGTTTGTACGTACGCCAGCCAAACGGCCAGCCTGCCTGCGGGGACGAGATCGCTACGATCCTTGGCGTGTTGACCCCGACGATGGTGATCCGTGCGTGTATTGCCGCGATGGCCCTGCCTGGAAACCCTTACGCACACCTCAACATCGGCCAGCAGAGCATGAATCTGCGGAACAAGCTCCGTGGCGCGATGAAGCGTGGCGAATTCGGCATGGGCGTTTTGCGTGAGGCGGTTGAGGATGAACAGGAGCGTGTCGCCGCACAGCTCAAGGAAGTCGCCGCAATCATCGCGAAGGTTGAGTGATCATGAGCGCACAACACGCACGTGACCACCTTGCGCAGGCTTACGACGCATGGATCACGGCAAATATGGCAGCCTTCGGGATGGACGTCCGGGACAACCCCGATGCAGCCCAGACCCTCAAGGATGAGGCAGACATCGATGTCGAGGCCGCGCTGCTTGAGACACAAACGATCGACGAAGACACGATTGTCGACTACATTGGTTACGACTATGAAACCGCGTCGATAGCCTTCACTCTTGGGTCTGGCGAGTGGCTGACCCTGGACAAAGACGGTAACACAGCACGAGGAGGGTCTACAGAATGAACCCCAAGAGGCCAACAGGCGTGAACATCGACAACCTCCACGCTAACCGCCGATTCTGGCCTGCGTGGCCAGACGGTACCCGAAAATCCATGAACAACGATTTCAACTGGACGGCTCCACGGAATGGGCCGAACATCTGGGTTGCGGGTTACGTTAATCACCCACGCAAGAACTCGCTCAACCCGAGCTTCAACGTCACGTTCTCCGACAACGTGAACGGGATATGAATGGCCCCCGAAAGGGGATTGACAACACCTCCTTTACATGGTGTAATCGGGGTTCTTGAGATTTTTAACCCGGCCTACCGGCCACAATGAAGGAGCCCATCATGGCTAAAGCACAACCCAAGACCTCCGCGAAAGCGGCCCCCGAAGTGAAGACCAACAACCCAACCAGCGTGGCTGGCATCCCCGAGAAGAAGAACGCGGACGGCTCCACGGGCGACGACATTGCGGGCAAGTCCAAGCAAGACGCTGCCGCAGAAGCTGCAAAAGCCAAGATCGCCGAGAAGGCAGCCAAAAATGCCGCCAAGGCCGAAGCCAAGGAAAAGGCTGACGCCACCAAGGCCGAGAAGTCCACGGCAACAGCCGAAGCCCGTGCCAAGGCAAAGGCCGAACGCGAAGAACGAATCGCTGCCCTGCAAGCCGAAGGCCGCAAGTATATTGGCTCGATGATCGCGTTGACCGACCGTGTGAAAACCGGCGTCTACATCAAGGGCACGACTGGCCAGCTCCGTTGCACGGACGAATTGGCAGAAGCCCTGGACGGTGTCGGCCCCAACGGCGTGGTCCAGCTGGCCAAGCACCTGCTGAATGAAGAAACGAACAAGTATGCACACCTCAACGTCGGCCAGCAGTCCATGAACTACCGCAACCGCATGCGCGGCGCGATCACCAAGGGTGCCTTGACCCTGGATGCCGTGAAGGCCGCGATCGTTGAACTGGGCATCGACGCTACCGAGCTGATCCAGAAGGCCGCTGTTGAAAAGGCCGCGCGTGTTCAGGCCCGCAAGGATGAAGCTGCTGCCAAGGAAGCAGCTAAGGCGAAGGCTGTGAAGGAGCCAGCCGCTACTTGAAGTATCAAGGAAGGGGGGTTGACGATGCCCCCGACCTGAGGTAAAATGGAGTTTCCTCGATGGGCTGAGGGTGGGGGGAGAATCAAGAGGTTGTCGGCCCATCGGATTCAATCCTTCCCATCTAAAAAGGCAGTGAGTCAGGCCTGAGTTAAAATCTGGTACTTAATTAGTCGTGTGTTCACTCCAGAGGCTGAGGATTCCAGAATCTCAAAGACGTTGACGTCAGATGAGGGGCAGCGCAAGCAGTGCCCCGGTAACAGAAGCTTAGGGACTCCAACCTGTTTTGATGCAGTAGAAGAGACCTCCGAAGCACTGCAAGATTTATAGCTTAATAGGAAACCAATATGAAAATCGCCTCGATCCGCCTAGCCATAGCCACGTGGATAGCCCCAGCGGGTACCGCCGTGATACCGCCAGCACGCTCGACAGCCATGCCCCGTCCACCGGTAGCCCGGACCCCCCAGCGGGCTCCAGGAATGACCCTGGCCGAGCGTGAGGCCACAACCACGATCCCGAACATGATCCGGGTTCAGATGCCTCCTAAGTACCCTAAGTACCGTATTGGTGCCCGATATGATGCCAAAGGAGATCTTGTTGCTATCGGCCTTGGTGGCTGCCATACCGAGTTTGATATGGTAGCCACTGGGGGAGGCGGGGGGGCATACACCAAGGGTGGCGAAATCCCTGTCACGGTTCGCACCGGTGGAGACACAACGGTCCCGGGCACGATTCGTTACTCTGAATACCTTGAGGTTACTCAGTGCCGTGATCCCTCGATGTGGTACGCAGAACACATCGGCGGGCTGTTCCCCAACCTTGGTCACATAGACGGCGATTGGAGGACCCGTGATGCAAGCGGATTTCTCAATGTCGTCCGGATCGCTGACGCCAAACCCATTAAGATAAAGCAAGCACCAGATCACACGGAAAAAGTTGACCCTCACGCCTATAACACACAAGCGGCGAACAAGCTGAACCACCCATGATGCTCCTCTTCTGGTTTTGTTGTTTTATTGCTCTTATTTTCATGGAGAAAACATGGACCACTCGATTCGTCGTCGCACCCCTGCGGATGATATTCTTACTGGCGAGATGCCGGGTGTTATGGCGTCTGCTAACCAAGCGGCGCGGCAACTTCAACCTCTGGAGCAAGTAAATGAGAAAGACCTCCAAACCATGCTGGTGCGGAGGGTATTGGTTCTCTCACAGAATCAAGTCCGGGGCTTGTGTCCACAACCCGAACATCATGAATCAGGTCAAGATTCTTGCCAACAGGCTTAGCCTGACCGACGACGAGACGCTTGATATTTTAGCAGACTACGCATTCAATTATCCGGGGATGCCCGGTACCGAGTGTCCATTCTAAGGAATGAATGATGAAAATAGATGAATTCGAACTGGCGTTTGTAGTGGCCGTGGCTATATTGGTTGTCTGCGCCATGGTAGCGGTTGACCTCATTAAAGACCATAAAACACTCGCCAAGTGCGCATCCCAAGGTGAGCTGGTTATCGGCACCGTGCGCATTAAGTGTGAAATCCTGAAAGACACACCATGAAACTTAACAACTCGGTGGGGCTGTTCGAAGCACCTCTCC